GTGGCGATAGTCTCCACCGATACCCCGGCCAGGTCGCCGGCATATTTGAGCTCCTGGAGCGTCTTCGTGGTGATACCCGACTTCTGGCTCATAAGCAGCATCTGATCGGCTGCTGCCATCGTCGACAGGATCATGCCGCCCAGAGCCGCCGTGGCGATGCCTATCGGCGCCGTGACTCCGATCGTGAGCGCCTTGCCCATCTTGCCGAGCGACTGGGATAGCTGCTGCGTCTTCGCCGCCGCGTCCGTCATCGCCTTGTTGAACTGTGCAGCGTTGGCCTCCAGCTTGACTACGACCGCGCCTACTGTTGCCATTATTATCGCCCCATCTTGCTGCGCATCTCTGCGCGTTTATTTGCCGCCTCCTGGTCTTCCGCCTCCAGGATATAGTATGCCATCCATTCGGTGATCTCGTGGCTCGATATGCTTCCCAGCATCTGCGCCACCGTCATTCCCAGATCGCGAGCCAGGCGGAAGTAGAATCTTCGCTCCGGCCGCCCGCGGATCAGTTTTTTGAGAGTGCCTTGACATCATCCTCGCCGATGCCGGACGCCTTGCGCGCTGCGTCGAACAGCCTGTCGAGGACCGCGCCCGACTTGCGCCCCAGGGCTTCCACCTGGTCGCCACTGAATAGCCGCTTGCCGTCATCGTCCACGACGCATGACGCCACCAGCGACGCTCTCAGATTAACGTAATTCATCTTGACCTGGTTGCCGCCGCCGTCGAGGCCCGATACGCGCATCTCGAACTGGTCGCGCTCGGAACCGCTCATGCCTCTGACCCAGACCCCGCTGTTCTTGCCCCACTCACTAGTCTGTATCCATATCGTCGGCAGATCGTCCGCCGCCAGTATAGCCGCTGCCGTGAGCCCCTTCTTCGGCTTCGTCATGTTCTTCTCTCCTTTTTTATGGTGTAGATTAATACGTCCCCACTCCGGCGATCAATCAATTATGTTAGTTCCGTTTTGACAACCGCTCCAGACACTTGCCAATCGGTAGCGACCGACATCAGACCGATCGGACCGGTTACATTGTAGTTTGTCAAAATGGCGCTGAATGCGTATTTGTTGTTAGTAGGCGATGCTCCCGTGGTTTCGCTCGTCGGAAAGTATTCACAACTGACCACTTCTGTCGTGTCGTCGCTGTAAATAATCTCAAGGTAATCGACCATAGTATTATCGAACTCGAACTCTGCTGAGAACGAGCCGTTGCGGAGATCCTTTATGAACGTCCGGCTACCGTCGCCGAGCGTGGTTGTCTCAAGAGCCGGTTGCTCACGAGAGAACGCTACCGCACTACCGCCGACGTAGGAGGACACGTCGGTGATCGTTCCACCGCCTACGGCGATCCCAACTTTCAATACTTGATTCTTGCCATGGTTTGCTGCCATGATAAAACTCCTTTTTCTGCACTACATTATAAATCGTCTGTATACTGACGAGATGCGAACGTAACGGCGAATGTCGCCGAACCAACTATTGTATAGGTAATCCGGATATATCGCTCCACGGTTGTACTTACCTCCTTACGAGCCGCCGTAGCCCCTCCGCCCGCCGTGACCGTAGTAAATGTGGTCAGCGACGTCGGGCTCCCCATAGCTGCATCAGTGTCCCCCTCAACCGTCACCGCGAGCGACGTGCCAGATATTGCCGTTACATGGAGAAATGCGACGAACCCTCCAGGGCTTGTAGCGGTGGCACCTCTATCGAAAGTAGCTCCATCCGCGTCAGTGACGGTCGTTGCTGTCGTGAGGGGAAACAATAAACAACCTTGATCAATCGCATTGGTTTCCGCCGATAGCTCTACGTCCATTCTCATCAATTCCGTAACGCTTCCCGATATATTTACTGCGGTCTCTTCGCCGAACATCATGTAAGACCTGGAGCCTGCTGTCGTTCCGCAGGTTACTGAAACAAGCGGCTGCCCTGCCGATCCCTCTCCGTCATAATCACTATCCACCGCATCTATAGGCACGTCCTCATAGAATCCGCCAAAGGACATAGTTCCAGTTCGCTGCCCTTTTACATACGTCCGACTCCCATCACCGAAGGTAGTTGTCTCAAGGGCCGGGCGCTCCCGGTTGACATCCACGGAATCGAGATAGGACGTGAACGGTATCTCGTGGTATAAGACTTGTATATCTTTTCCAGTTAAAGCCATTTTATAACCCCAGTCGTTTGAGGATGACGCGCCGCAGCCTGTCAGTCATGCCTTTGAGGCGCTTTTCAAAGGGCCCTTGCAGGTACTTGGCGCCGGTGCCTGGCGTGGACCAGTTGATGGCGGCGCCGACCATCTCGTGGACGTATATCGCGTATCTGGTGTAGTACCCCACCGAGTAGCCTTTTGGTATTCTGTTTATTTTTGATGATCGCCGGAGCGTCCCGCCGGCGATGTCTGCCACCGGCGTGAGCGGTGCGCTCTCGGCCTCCAGGCCCAGCGCCTCCTCGTGGAGGGCGTCGTCGATGGCCCTCGGCATCTTGTCGTTGATCTGCGCCAGGCGCCGGGCAAGTTCTTTATCGCCCGTTATCTTTGCGGAGAATGCTTTTGCCATTATAGCATCACCTTGTATACCGTCTCGCCGCTGCCGATGCCTGTCGCCGACTGGACGCTGGCCGGCGTGTGCGCCAGGTCGGTGCTGCTCGATGAGTCTCCCGGCAGCCATACCCTGTCGCCGCGGCGTATCTGCGTAAGCGTTATAATCTCGGCGCGGTACGTGACCGACTGCTCGGTGCCTGCCGATACCTCTTCGTCGCGCTCCTGAACCTTCGCCGCTACCGATGTAGCCGTGGCATACGTAAGCTGGCCGTCGGAGTCGACGCCGGAGAGCGCTGCGTGTGAAATCGTGTCTATTAACATTTGTCCTATTGCCATTATCCCACCATCTCCAGGCGGTCCATCCGCTTGTACGTGTCCAGGATGGCGCGCACCGATGGATCGATGCCGCCGTCGTGGCGCTCGTAGTGTACCGATGTGTTGAGAACCGACTCGGATCTTATCGTGCGATCTGCGCCCTTCTGGCGCCATAGGCCGACGACCATAGATATGCAGGCCGTCTCCAGGTCCCAGGGCAGGTCACGCGTGAGGGCGCCATCGTCGGCGTCCTGCTGCGGCGTGATCCAGCCTCCGATGTAGGTCACCTGATATCGGGTATAATCATTCGATGATATTTTCGTATTATTCCAGCCTCCCGACCGGTACAGGTTGCCCTGGTCGGCTTCCCATATTTCGTAGGTCGAGGACGTCACCGTCGAGTCATCACCCAGCCATACGACCGAGGTGATGCTCGACAGCGGTGTCCTTGATATCCAAAGGAAGGCGTCGCCAGAGCCGGCGACCTTCTCGACGATCGCCGCGCCGTAATACAACTTACGGTTGACGTATCGTTCGATCTGATCGCTGGCCGTGTCGATATACCTGGTCAGCTCGGCATCCTGTGCGTCTGCTGTGAGCGATAGCTCTGTCTCCACCGTCGAGATCATTGTCAGCGCGTTGGTTGCTAAAGCCATGAGGTACTGCCTCCTGTTAGTTTACGCCTGGGTTGCGTACTGGAACGCCTCGGCCTGCAAGACATCTCCGCCCCAGCGTGCGTTGACGAAGAAACCGACCTGTCCGTTTGCCTGGTACAGGTAAGGGTTCCGGCTTACTACCAGCCCGGACCGCTCTACGAGTGCGTAGAAGGACCAGTTTCCGGCGATGATGGACTTAACGCCCGTCGCCATAGCTGGCACCTGGTCAGACAGCAGCACGCGCTTGGCGTACAGATCGCCATACGGCGCGTCGCCCTGCGGCGTCGGGTTGAACAGAAACGGGTTGCCCGTGAGACCTCTTATGGCCCCAAGAGTGGCGTTCCTGGTCGTCCAGACGGCAGATTCTGAGTAAAAATCTGGTAATTTGTGGTACAGCTCGACGACTTCCGCGGCGGTGATCGCCGCAGCACCGGCCAATGTAAGCCCGGCAGTACCGCCGACGAAGACGCCCTTCGGCTGGCTCGACCCGGTACCGATCAGCGTATACTGGTTGTACATCGCCGCCAGGCTACGTCCCCACATATCAGCGAGGAACGGTTCCAGGTCCGTCTGGTCGTCCGCGAGCAGTTCATCCGAAACTTTCGTCTCGTTGGTGAACTTGTAGACCGTCACAACGTTCGAGGTGAAAGTCGGCTCGGATTGATTGTATGCGGCCTCTTCCGCCGTGATGGCGAAGGCGCCGGTGGCGTTCTCACTCGGCACCTGTACGCTGTCGAGACCCGTATTGATGACCAGGGCGCCGCTGCGGTGAGGCACGCTGGCCTCGTCGCGCTTGGCGATGATCCGGTCATACAAACCTTCCGGCACCAGGACTCCGCCTTCGGTGGCGGTGCCTTCCTGGAGCGCAGCCTTCGTGTAGTAGTTATCCTGGCCGGTTTTGCACCAGTGCTTGAAGGCGTCGCCGCCGTCGTGATCGCCGCCCAGGGCGGTGACTTTCTTGGTGGCAGGAGCATCGGTCAGGATGCCGCCGGACTCGGTGGCACGATCCGCAGCGATATCGTTCATCGCCGACTGGATCATCGCCTTAACGTCGGACTGCTGGATGGGCGCCGCCTGTACTTCTGGCTCCGGCTGCGTCTCCGTGGTTTTTACTTCTTCGGACATGATTGTCTCCGTGTTGATTGCTATATTATCCGAGACGATGACGATGGCTTCGGTGTCTGCGATCTTCGGCTCTACGCCCTCTATCGCGTGTATACCTTCGCCGGGCAGTTCCGGAACCGCCAGGCCCAACGTCTTGAGGAAATCCACGCCCAGCGTTCTCGGTTCCGCCGGTTGTGGTGTTAGTGATAGCTCGTATATGGGCCACCGTTTGATATGGCCCTCCAGCCGCTGCACCAGGTGCGCGACCGATCCGGTGCTGTATCCCAGCTTACCTTGTTTGATTAGCTCCAGGACTTCGGCGGCGTAGGCTTTCGCCCTGTCGATCTGGGCCTCGAACCATAGGCCGGCATCGCGGGCCTCAACCTTTGTCACGACGCCGAGCGTGTTCTTGACCTCGCCCAGGGCGTGGTCGAATAACACCGGCATATTATTGCTGGAGTAT